TCACGGTATAATTTCGGGTCGAACATAGACAGATTCCTCCTTCTTCTCCTCAGACAGCTCCTTCCGCAGCCGGGCCCGGGCCCGGAGCAGCCAGGTCTGCACTGTGGACACGTTGGCCTTCATGGCGGCGGCGGTCTCGGCCACGCTCAGCCCCTCGTAGTAGTAGAGATAGACGGCCAAACGGTATTTGGGCTCCAGAGCCATCACCGCCTCCAGCACCTCGGCCCGGGCGGGGTCCTCCGGGGCGGCGGTCTCCCGCCACTCCTCCATGGGTACAGCGGTCCGCCGCCAGAAGGAGCGCAGCACGCGGCGACTCTCGTTCACCGCCACCCGCAGAATCCAGTGCTTCATGTGCTCCTCGCTCTCGAAGTCCTTCTTGTGCTCGTACAGCCGTAAAAGCACCGTCTGCATCACGTCCTCGGCGTCGTGGGGGCTGCTCAGCGCGTGGTACGCCACCCGGTAGATGGTGTCCCCGTAGGTCCGGGCCGCCCGGGCGAATGCCTCGTCCGTCATCGCCGCTCACCTCCTTGGAAATCTGTTCTTGAAAGGCCTTTCACTATGTAATATCCATGAGCGCAGGCTAAAATCTCAGGGGACAGAAAAATTTTTCAGGTTAGAATTCAAAAGCCCCCCTTGTCAAAGGGGGGAGGGATGTGTACCGCCGCATTCGCCCTAACGTCCACAGCTTACCGGCAATCCCAAGATTCTCATTTCGCTGGCGCGATTCTGCCGTACTCCGGTTAATTCCTCAATTTCTTTTCCCGTTTTCCTCATTTTCTTGAGCCGTACGACCTGCCTGCGTGTCTCCTTGAGTCCTTCTCTCCCTACTTTCCTTAAGTCTATACTCCATGCTCTCTATTATACCACGCTTTCCCCGCTTTTCCTAATTTTTCATCGAAGGTAATACTCCTACAACATCCGCCGTAAAATTTCTCAAATTCCTCTTGCAAATTATTTTCAGCTATGATATAATGTCCAAACAGTTAATTCAATCGTGATACGCAGGTGTAGTTCAATGGCAGAATGTCAGCTTCCCAAGCTGAACACGAGGGTTCGATTCCCTTCACCTGCTCCAGATGAAACCCTTGTGCCGCAACAGGTGCAAGGGTTTCTCTTTTGTCCAGGTACACGCAAAAGTACACGTTTCTCTCTATTTACACCGTTGTAAGTCTATCAAAACAAAAAAATCTCCCCGGCTATCGGAAAAATTTCCGTGGCCAGGGAGATTTTTTTGTTTACTTCCGCTCTAGCAAGTGAGCTGCCCGATACAGAAGCTGCACCACTTGCTCCCGGGTGCAGGTCGCCTTGTACTGCATACCGGCGCCCGTCCCGGAGATGATACCGTTGCTCTCCGCCCAGGCCCGGGCCGCCTTACTCCAGTCGGAAGGCCCCGCCTGAGCCCTCGCAGCGTCCCGCTGAGCCTCGTACTCCTTGATGATTTGAAGCACCTCTGCCTTGGTCATGCCGTCTTCCTCCTTGCCCTCCCCGGTCCCCTCCAAGAGGGCCGCCACATCGTTTCGAACGTCGTCCATCGTCTTGCCGTACTGGTTGAACCAGGTATAGACATCGCCATGATTGCCACCCAAACCTATCCGGTAACTGTCCTGATGACAGAGGATGACCGGGGTCTTGACGCCGCAGAAATTAACAGTCCCCCGGGGGTCCAGGCCATGGATTTTGCACAGGTAGGCGGTCAACTCGACGGCCTCCCGGTACACTTTCTGGAAGTAATCTGGGTCGTCCAAACCGTCCTCGCACATCTCGAACTGTATCCAGCCGCTGTTGCAAGAACCCTTCTTCCCGGGTCCACAACCCCAGGCCTTTTTGTTCCAGGGACCGGTCTGAACAGTGGACACTTCTCCGTTGGTCAGCTTGCCAATGAAGGCGTGGACACCCTTCTTGAGTGCCTGGTGATTCCAGTCGTTCCCATACTTGTTCCGGCCCAAAACTGCAATGATTTTGTCCCGGTCAGGGGCGTTGTCATCCGGCTGGACATACCGGCTGATGTAAGGATTGTTGGCCCCGGTCGAGTGCCAAAGCACCCCACGGATGGACGTAGCCCCCACGCTTTTGTACCAGGTGCTTTGCCGCATGAAGCACTGCATGGGCGGGTTTGCTGCTGTGTATTTCATACCTTCATTTCCCCCTCTCTTAGCGTATTTTTCGTAGTACTCCTGCCCGAAACCGGCCCGCTTCTCCAGCGATTTCTCCCGGTCAGCGGTATAGATGCTGGCCGGTTTCTCATACCGGAGCATGATGATATCCGATGCCTCCCTGACAGATGTGGCGGCCATCAGAGCCTCCCACAGGCCGTATTTTTTGAGTTCGAACACCAGGTAGCCCACCTGCATTTTGGTGTCCCCGATGGACTTACCGGCGGTCCTGGCATAGTCCAGCAGGCCCTGTTTCCGGCTCCAGTACGTCCACTGAGCCAAGCCATAGCCTGCACCGTCATGAACGAAATTTGTGTATGTCCCGTTGTCCACGGCGGCCGTATAGGAAGCGTCTGTGTACCCCAGTTTACGCTCGAAACTGTTCTGGAGGTTGGTGGGATTTGGCCCACTCTCAGCCTTGAGATTGCCCATCAGGCCTGCCGTACCGTAGTCCGACAGGCCCTGGGCCTTGAGGCAATCCCAGATGATTTTCTCGGTCATACGTTGCCGCCACCGGTCTTTTCGGCAGGCTTTTTCGCACCGGAATCATCAGCGCCCAAACCATTTGCGGCCTGCTTTGCCTGCGTGGCCAGCCATGCACCGGATGCGTTAAGAGCGGCCACAATGGCATCGATTTGGTTGCTCAGCCATGCGGTCACCCGGATGCCGGCGGCCTCCAGCTGAGCGATGACGATGGCCTTCTTCTCAGCCCCCATGCCGCTCCCCTGGATGGCTTCCTCGGCCCGGTTGACCAGCCCGGAGACCATCTCCAGCAGGTTCTGCTTATACATCCGCAGCGACGTCGCCGCAATGTAAACCAGCATTGCCAGGGCCAAAATCTGAACAAAATCCTTCATAATTTCCTCCTATCCTGTTGTCAAATAGCGTCTGATTCGTCTGCCGAAGTCCCGAAAATTGCATCGTATGTAATGCCGCCTTTGGCGTTCTCGGCGGCGGACTTCCGATAATAATGCCCCAGCACGTACCCCGTGGCCGCTTGCAGAGAAGCTATCAGGGCGGACAGGTACGGCAGGGCTCCCATGTAGTCCCGGGTGATGGAGAGGTAGCACAGATACAGCACTGCATAGGTGGCCGTGGCGTCCGTAAACAGCACTCCGATGGCGATGATTTTGGATGCTGTGACCCGCTTACCGCAGCTGCTTTTCTTCCTCGCTTTGGAGGCCGGCTGTGAGCGTTTTCCCATAGCCAACGCCCCGAAAATCATCCCCGCGACCACCAGGAGCACCGCAACAGCGGCGCTCATTCCGGCACCTCCTGATGGGCCTTCTGGTTCAGGTGCTTATCCAATTTTTCCAACGCCTCATGCACCGGGCCATTGCAGCCCTGCTCTGCCAGACCCTGCAAACACGCCTTGATGCCGTAGCACAGGAGCGTCTGCTCACTCTGGATGGACTTGATAATTCTGCTTTGTTTCTTGTCCCGCTCCCAGAATTTATAGAGGGCAATCAGGGCCCCACCCAGCGCCACAAGGGAACCCAGCAGCTTCGCGGCGCCATTGATAACCTCGATGTCAACGTACATTTAGGTTCCCTCCTCAGTAACCCTCTGGGTCTCCAAAGCCGCCTGCATTTCGGACGCCTCTGCCTCGGAGACCTCCCGCCAGACGGACGGGTCGGAGCCCTTCCCAATGTAGATTTCCTTGCCGAAACTCTGTCCATCGGTGAGCATCATGCCGTCGCTGGCAACCAGTTTTGTAAGCGTAATCTTCGTGGTTTTCATCAAAATCCCTCCTTGGAATCAGATAACAATCGTCCAGCCCTTGCCAATTGCGATGGCCTTGTCCTCGTCGGTCAGAGTACCGTCGGTGGCACAGGGGTTGCCGGTAATGGTGATTCTTTTGTAGCCGTCGTTCAGTGTAAGCCCTGAAATATCAGGGAGTGTGCTGAACATTTCGACCATACCATCCCTGATGAAAGAGCAGTAGCGGATGTCAATCGGAGAGCGGATTGCATACTTGCCATCTGGCAGGTCTGTGCGGAACGTTAACCGCTCTAACTTACTCATAAGGGATCTGTTCCTGCATCAGGCCCAGGCCGCCCATGACGCACCGCCTGACTGCCGCTTCCAGCGTGGCCGTCTGGCCGCTTTGGTAGGTAACCGTCTTGATACCGCCAGAACAGAGGCCATCGCAGGCCCGCCTGACGGCCGTGTTGTAGTCGCAGGCGCCGGAGGCGGTCAGGGAGTAGGCAACGTCCAGGGTGCGGTAATAGGCGTTCTCCAGGGCCATGACCTGCCCATCAGGGCAGACGAACCCGAGGGCCTTGGTCTGGACGATGTTCAGCAGCTGAGGCCCTGCGAGCTCCACAGAGGCCTCCACAATCTGCTGGAGGGCCAGATTCTGCTCAAAGGCCGGAGCTGTGGTAGCTCCGAGACGCTTAACGTCCAAGTCGTAGCCGTGTTGTGCGGCCTGCTGGAACAGCCCCTTAACCTCCTGCTGAGTGAGGCCTAGCTGTTCTTGTAGGAAGGCCTCCAGCTCCTCCATGGCGGCGCCCATCTCCCGGGCCCTCCAGAGCTGGTAGGCGGCCGTAGAGGTCATCTTGCCGGCCTTGGATACCCGCCTGGCTACATCCCGGATGATGTACTCAGTGATGGGGTCAGTCAGCCTTCCGGCGGCTTCGCGGAGGCCTTCGATTTGTGCGGGTGTGAGCATTTTTCGGGGCCTCCTCTATCTCAATTTCGATGCGGGGGTCGTCCGGGTCGACAGAGAAACTGTCGGTAAAGCCATCTATGTTGGCCCAGCCGTCATTGCGGAGGGCTCCCATGGCAACCAGGGCGTCCTGAATGACCTTGCGCCCGAATGAGCTGATATTGTCCTTGTCCCGCCGTCTGTCCCGCTCCACCCATGTATAATGCATGGTCACGGGCTCTCGCAGGGGCCGGTCTATCTGGCCGGAGAGCTCATACTCTACCAACATCTGAGCGTCCCTCTTAAGGGCGGCTCCTCGCTGCCGGTGGGCACGCTCTGCCTCAATCAGATTGTTCAGGCCGGGGAGGGAGCCTGGAATGTTAATTTTCATCCGTCCTCTCCCCTGGCGTCCGCCTCATCTTGCAAGGTGGGCATGTATTTCTTGCGAATTGCGGCCAGGTCGCCCTCCGTCTCCGCGGGCACCCCGAAGCGCCAGCCCAGGGCAATTTCGGGTTTGAGCAAACCGGAGGATACCATATTGAGGTAATCGCTCCAGGTCTTATCCTCGTCATAAAGGATGCCGTTGCCCCAATCGATGGAGATTCCATCCGGGTCTACCTCGTGGGCGCCCGGGACCCGGTACATGGGGCCGAGGATGCCGCAGATGAGGACTGTCTCCTTGACCGCCACCTCCCACATGGACTGAAAATCGATTATGGTGAGGTTGTAGTCGCCGGCGGAACTGGTGACCTCTGTCGCCGTGCGCTCAGCGGCTTCCACCTCAGACAGCAGGCCCCGCTTGAGGCCGATGATGTTCTCGGCATTGCGGAGGTATTCCTGCTTGCGGGCCAGGAAGCTCTTTTCCCGGAGTTCCGGGGAGAAGATGATGGGCTTGAGGTCTTCCGGGTTCTCATCGCCGCCGCCCACAAAAATATCATCAACCAACCTGCGGCGCCCATCATGGCCTTTGCGGAGGAGGTCATCCGACACGATGATGCGGCTTTTTCCCCGCTCGAACTCTCCATTGATTTGGGCTTCGTTCCGGTCAATGTTGTGGATGAGGCCCACGGCCGGGGCATAGACGCTGACACCGTCATGGGTGCCGTCCACACAGTTCTCCAAGGGGGTCTTGAGGAGGGCCAGGCCCAACCCATGGAGCGGGACGGGATAGGTGTACTCCTCGTGGAGCGCCTCATAGCGGGGCAGAGCTTGTAGGCTCACCGGCCGGCCCAACGTGCCGGGGGTCTCCGATACGTAGAGCCTGTTGCGGAGGGTGAGGTAGCCCTTGTCGTCCACCGTCCGGCGCTCCAGCAGGGTGTAATAGCTGTTGCCCTGGATGGTGCGCTCTGCTGTGCCGATGTCGGTGGGCCTGCCCTCTGCGTCCCGGCCGAAGACCAGGATATTGTTCCTGGGAATGACGCTGAATGCGAAGCTGCCGGACGTCGATGGGAACGGCTTAATCAGAGCCTCCCCGCCTATGAGGGCCAACTGCATTGCCTTGCGCTTGCAGGCGCCCAGGGCGTCGAGGATGTTCTGGGCGTACTCGTCCTCGCTGCTGGCCTTGTACTCCCCAAAAGCTGTTTTGGTCAGCTTATTAACAATGGTATAGGCGATGCGCTGGCAAGGGTCTTCATCCTTGGCGGCCTCCCGGTTGTAGTAGAGCTGGAACCACTCCTCGATTGCGCCGCGCATCTCCTGTGTGGTGCTGTCCTTGGCGCCAAAGGCGTCCTCATACCCGTACGCTGTCCTCAGTGCTGACAGGATGCTCATTGGTGCTCACCTCGTTTCTGATGTTGATTCCACGGCGGAGGACACGCAGGGCGTCGCCCACGCCGTCGATATAGGCTTCCAGCTCCCGCTTTTCGGCCTCCAGGGAGGCGATTTTGGCCCGGAGCTGGGCATTTTCCTTGTATATGGAGTCCTTCGCCCAGGCGGGGAGGAACATCTGCAATATCCAGTTGCGGATACGTCGCATTACCTTCCCCTCCTCTTCCAGATGGGCTCCATGGCGTACCTCACAGCGTCGATGCTGTGGTTGGCAGCGTCCGGATAGCCCTCCAGTACCTCACCAGTTTTGGGGTCCCGCTCGTACTCGTACTCGGAAAACTCTTTGGCGGTAGCTGGGCAACGCTCCGGGTCGATAACGATGGCACTCAGGGATTGCAGCCACCGGATACCATAGGCCACGCTGCCGGGGCCCTTTTTGGCCTCTCTCATGCGGAAGCCAAAGGCTTTGAAGTCAGCCACGTTCCGGTCGCCGCCGGAGCCTGGGTCTGCCATGATGAGGTCGTCCATGTGGTGCTTGATTTTCTCCGCCCACTCTGCGTTGCTCTGGCGGTTACCTCGATACTCCTCATAGATATACAATATCTTGCGGTTGCTATCGTAGGAACATCCAACAAATTGATTTGGGTCTGGATACCAGCCCCAGTCCTGTCCGAAATAGTGGTAGTCCATGGCCTTGATGGATTTGTCGCTAATGGCCTCCATGCGCAGGTTGTCGAAGACGGCATTCCCGCTCCCCACTACCTCTCCCAGGTATTCGTGCCGGTAGGCGGTCTCATTGGTATGCTTCAGGTGGTCTGCATCGGCCAGGAACCGCTCCCCCAGCCACTCAGGCGGAGTGGTGAGGTAGGTCGAATGGTGTATCAGCTTCCCGGGCTTGCTCTCCAGGGCGTACTGATTTGCCCAGTTCCTGGACATGGCAGGTGGGTTGAAGCTCTTGAAACAGAAACTATATGGCCCACCCCGGAAGATGGATTGCTCCACGTTGCGGATTTGCTCCGGGCCGTCGTATTGGTCCAGCTCCTCGAACCAGCCGATGCCGATGTATCCAAAGGGGACTTTGATGGATTTGAGTTTGCCAGGGTCGTCGAGACCAAAAAACATGATTTTCTGACCGGTGGGTTGATAGACGCACTCCATGGGGTTGAGGGTACACCTGAAAAGGTGGGAGAGCCCAAGCTCTGCGATGGCCCAGGTGACCTGCGCATATACTGAGTTGCGAAGGGTATTACCAACCTTGCGGAGCACTGCCGCATGGCAGTCTGGGTGCTTCAGTAAGAGGAGGATGAGCTCCACGGAAACGAAAGAGCTCTTGGTGGAGCCACGGCCGCCCTTCTCGACCAGCTCATTGATAGCGCCGGACTTGATGGCCCGGTGGCTGTCCACAAAGGCGGGGGAGATAATCTCTGATATCCGTTTAGATGTCATCGATGATTTGCACCCCCTCAGCAGCAGGCTTGTTATCCTCGCCGAGGATATCGATTAAAACTTTAGCCGCTTTGGCGTCCCCCTTGATGGCAGCCAGCAGCAAGCCCTGGAGCATGGCCATCTGCTGGCCCACGTCGTCCGGCTGGTAGCCGATGTCCAACAGGCGCTTGAGCTGCCGTTTGTCGGTAACGGGCCTGCTGAGGAGGTCGTCCAGGTCTTCTTTGAGAGCCTTGCGCCGGCGGAGCTTTTCAGCGGTGGCGGCACCGCCTTTTTTTCCGGCGGCAACCGCCCTGGGGTCGCCTTTTTTGAACTTATAAGGGACAACGTTTTCGGTCCCTGGCTTTGGCTTACGCTTTTTGGGAGCGGGGGCCTCACTTGTAGCGGGTTTCGAAACCACGGCAGACTCACTTGTAGCGCATGTCGAATCAAGTATGGCACCGGTATCGGGTGCTTTTGTGGTCTTTCTGGGCACCGGAGCCACCTCCTACTACGTCAGAACGGGGTTACACTCCCCGGGTGTTTGAGCTTGTATTGATAGGCCGCATAGGCGGCATCCATCTCTGCACCGTACTTGGCCACAGCCTTTTTGGCGGCCCTGAGCTTGGTCTTCGTACCGGCGCTCGCTCCGCCTTTGGCTACGATGTTTTTAAGAGCGCCGGCCCTGGTTTGGGCGCTCTGGTACTCCTTGCTCAGGCGGCTGTACTCTCCGTCCAGCCATTCTGCGCTGCGGTGTCTATATTGCGGGGCTATTTTGCTGAGCCCGCTGCTGCTTCCTCTGCCGCCCATTTGCGTTTTCTCCTCTCTGCCATCTGGTCTTGATGGGGCTGGATGCGGATGATGTTCCAATCGATTTCCTGCGGCACCTTGCCGTAGAAGATGACCCACGACGGGTCGAGGCGGCGCGCCATCTCGTCATAGCCTTGGAGAAACCGCCGGGTGGCCTCTTTATCGCGGAGGCATCCCACACTGGAGACGGCCACAACGCCGCCCACCGGCTCCCCAGTGAAGCACCACTCATAACTTTCAGGCGTGCTCCAGCTGATTGTGGGTATTACTCTGATACCATGCATCTGCCAATAGGCGCCTAACCAGTGCTTGCGATAGTGGCTGTAAATCTGTGCCGCCATAGGCATATCAACGTAAGTGCTAAAATCCGGAGCTAGGACGCATCCGAACCCCGAAAGCAGCTTGGTATAGCGTTCAGGGTCTCGCCAGCACCTGAAGAACTGGTAATCGTCCAGGAAAAAGTGGACGCCCTTGTCTCTGCGAGCGGTTGAACTGGCCGCATAGTTGAACGGTATCCACTCAGTGGGGAGGCCGTCCGCCGTCTCGGGGAGGAGGAGCGGGATATCGTACTGTCCCTCGCCTGCGAATATCGCCTTCTCAAAATTGTCCAGGCGCTCCACCATAAAAATCTCCTCTACGCACAACCGCCCGGAGGGTATCCAGGCGGAAGGCGGTATCCGTGTATCTGTCGCTTACTGTCAATGTTACGTACCCGGGTTGCCGCTGCGCTGTGGGCCGTGCCTTTACCCATAGCGCAGCGGCCTTGCCGGCTTTCGAAGGAGGATTGCACCGCAACCCTGTATATATAGTACCTCAGACAAGCCCACCCGTCCGCTATCTTGTGGGTATGGATTGTTAGGCCACAACATACAGGCAAAACCGCTGTGTTTGTAGGCTCGCAGGGAGGCCAAAAGGGTAAAAAAATATCTCCCATAGGGAGAGAAGGGAAAAGGAGCGGGAAACCCGCCCCTTAGTACCGCACAAAGGCCCGCCCGATGTACTGGCCGTGGCGCATAAGGATTTCGTTCTTGGTGTCGGTATGCCCGGCCCCAAGGTCTACGATAGCCCGGTAGTCTGCGTTTTCCGGCTGGCCATCGGTGCTGATGTCATAGCCGGCCGTGTGGATGATGTGCTCTGCCCGCTCCCTGGTGGGGCCCAGAACAGCGATAATGCGCATGACCTGCAACAGGCCTGGGCGCTTGCCGCCGCTGATGTACGCCCGCAGCAGGTTGTCAGGGATACACGTTGCGTCTGACAGGCGAGAAATACTGCACTTTCCACCCTTGTGCGTCGCATGATTATCGTCCACTTCGTTCGTTTCTGCCAGTATTTCTTTCCCGAGTAGGCTTATTTTAGCCATAAGGCAATCCTCCTTCGCAATAAAAAGGCCAAAACACTTTTACCTCTTATTTATATTGTAGCATATCGCCCCAATAATTGCAACAGATATGTCAAAAGAAACGCAATATTTCTATAGAGGATTTTGGCGATTTCTGTTGCAAAATCTGGCAAAGTGTGGTATAATACAAACAGAAACTGAGGAGGGGGTGCGAATGGATATCCAAACCGTGGGGTGGATGATTAGCGCTGTTTCGGCGGGGTATCTCATCTGCTCCCTGGTTCGGCCCACCGTTGTAGACGGGAAGCTGCATATCGCTATCCCATGGCTCGAAGCCTATGTTGGGGAGGAGGCCGTGGTTCGCTGTGGCGGGAAGCGGGTAGTGGCCACCGTGGTTGCCACAGGAGGCGACTTGCTCCTCCCAGATGGGGTGGTCTGCCACCTGCCGCCGGAGGGCCATCCAGCAGCTGATATCGTGTATGGGGCGCTCTCGGAGGTCCCGGGTGTAACAGAGGTGCCCATAGGGTGCATCTGCGTCCAGTATGGAGACGCTGTAACCATAATCCCGCTCGGAGTAAGAGTGGGAGCTGTTTTAATCTAATCGAGGAGGATTACTATGAAGAAACGTATTTTGTCCATCGCCCTGGCTCTGACCATGATGGCCGGCCTGTCTGTAACGGCTCTGGCCGCTGCGCCCACCTTCATCGACGTCCCCGAAGATACTTGGTACTACACCTGGGTGACCAAGGCCGCCCAGCAGGGCTGGGTCAGCGGCGTCGGGGACGGCAGGTTCGACCCCGAGGGGTCTGTGACCTTTGCCCAGTTCGCACTGATGCTAGACCGGGCCCTTTACCCCGACGATATTGATTCCCAGCCCGCTGGGGCACAGTGGTGGACGGCAGCCTGCGAGGTTGCCGCAAAACATGGGCTGTTTCCCATCACCGACATGGCGATTCGTGACAATTGGAACGCCGTGGCCAACACGCCCATTGAGCGCGAGCAGATGGCCCAGATGATGTACAACGCCCTGGTAGATAAGGGCATCAAGCTGCCAAGTTATGAGGAATACTCTGCGGCGGCCAAGAGAATCGCCGATATCGCCGATGTGGATAACTATGTTGCCGTGACCACCTGCTATACCATCGGCCTCCTGAACGGCAATGACAACGGCAATTTCGCCCCCCGCGCCCCCATGACGCGGGCACAGGCGTGCGTAGTCCTCTGCAACATCTATGGTTACGTCACTGGCGACGTGACTGGGGGAACCACTCCCGGGCAGCCCGTAGACCCCGTCGACCCAGTTGACCCCGTTGACCCGGTGCAGCCCGATGTTCCTCGCCCCGCCGGCGCCGTAGGCGGGCAGTACGACGTATCTGCTCACGATGTCCCTGCTGACACAAATAAGGATGGTTGGATTACAGAGTCGGAGGTTCAGGCTGTGCTCGACCAGCTAAAGATAGAGTATCCAGAAGGAAGTCCTTGGGGGTTAAACACCCGCTATCCTGGACGTCCAGATGGGCAGGGGATGGGTGCAGGCACCGCCTGTGCCGGATTTGCTAGGATGGTCAGCGACAGCATATTTGGGACTCTGCCCAAATATGCGGTTTCTATCGACAAACTCCGCATCGGAGACGTGTTGGTTAATAATGCTGCCAAGCATGATAATGTCTGCATCCAGACATATTATCGTGCAAGTAGTGGGGCTATGATAACCAGTAAATATCTCACGGTGAATGGCAACAGTGGCGGTACTGTGGTTTGGGAGCAGCAAGAAAAATACGCCGACTGGCCAACCAGCATTACAGACGGAGTTATTTATTCCCGATACCCGCTGGGATAGAGATAGTCGTCAGTCGAGTTGCCTATTACCACCCCTAGTTTAATCACTTTGAATTAGGCACAGCTGATACAAAGATGGAGTTGGGTGGTATAAACCTGTTCTTGAAATAGAATAACGGTATGGTATAATAATATTGTGTGAAGCTATAAATAGGCATCTAGCCGGCCCTTACAGGCCGGCTTTCTTTATGCCTGAAACCGGCGGGGCCGCCCACAGGCGGCCCCGCCTCCCTGTTCTAACTGGAGGTGAAATGATGCGCAGACGGATGAACCGGACTTGCCGCGGCCCCTGACGGGCACTGCAGCAAGTCCTTATTTCATGCAAAAAGGAGGAGTAATAATTGCAGATTATCAAGCAAAAAGGCCGGAGATGGCTGTCTGGGCTGTTGGCCCTTATCATGATTGCCGGCCTGTTCCCCGCAATGGGCATCACCGCCAGTGCGGCAGGCGGCGGGGCGGGAGAACATGAAAAAGGACGCCGGAAAACCGACGCCCTGTAAATCTACTCGCCCATCGGCGGGCTCCAAGGGTCGCACCAAAACTGGCGGGCCCATTTCTCGGTCTCCTCCCGGGGCAGTGGTGACTCCTCAATGATTTTATGGAGGGCCATCATCTCCGCATTGCATGAAAAGCATCATGTATGGCAGTAGCAGCGGCCATAATGACCCGGCGCTCAGGCAGGGGGCATTTGGCCATCAGTTCCCCCATGTCATCCAGAAACGCTGTCTGGTCGGAGGGCTGAGAACCCGCTAGAAGCCTATCAACCGTTGTTCCTAGGGCCGAGGCGATGCGTACCAACACGTCCAAACTGGGCTTTTTATCGCTTCTCTCGATGTGGCTCTGATATGTGGAGGAGATATTGGCTCGCTCTGCGAGCTTCTCCTGCGACCAACTGTGCTCCTCCCTGAGTGCCCGGATGCGCTGGCCGACGGCCTCGTAATCAATCGTCATGCCGAGCCTCCAGGGCCTGAACGGCCTCCTCAAGGCTCTTGTCCCTGAGCACAATCGACCACCAGGCATCCGGGGTGTCGACTTCTCGCTTCCGCCGCGACCCATCTGCCAGAATGTCCTCGGCCATAATCCGGTGGTGTACCGACCAATATCCGTGGCCCATATCGTCGATGTCAGGGTTGCTTGTAACCGAAATGAAGGTCACCGGGAGGCCGTCATCGTCCAAACGGCCAATGGAGGCCAGGTATCTGCACATCATCGACGATGTCGTTGCCATTGCATACCCCATATCAATGGAGCCGAAATCGGATATGGCAACGTAGGTATCTTTGCCGCCCCTGCGCCCCCGGTATACGCAGCAGGTGGCAAGATATCCCAGGGTGTCATCCGTATCGACACGAACCATATCCAGCGGCCCGGGGTCTGCCTTGAGGGCGGTAGCGGCTCTGCGTACCAGGGTAGGGTCGCAGATGGCTTTAAGAATAGCGTTTTTATCCATAGTAGTTACTCCTTCTCTTTATTTTTCTTTTTGAATGCAAAAAAGCCGCTATCCTTTTACGGAATAGCGACTTTGGATGCAATATAATGTTACGACCGCCTTAGCGGGATAAAGAAACGAGCCTTTCGGCGATACAGTAACGATTACTTATATAGTATAGCACGCTTCCTACTTTTTGTCAAATTCGGCTGATTCGGACATGAACTTGTCCACAGTCGCTTTGAGAACTGCGTTGACAGTCGTTCCCCTGGCCTTGCAGGCCGCCGAGAAGGCTTCCGCTTCTTCTCTCCGCATCCTGCAACCGATAGTGGTATACGCTTTGGCCTCGTACTTTTGCTTTGCGCGTCTTTGGGCCTCTGTGAGTGCCATTGTAATCCCTCCAATCTACCGTCCTAGTATACCACAGCTTATACCATTTAACAATATATAAAATGACCAAACTATACCGTTAAACATTATATATTTTGACGGTTGACGTATCATGTTTAATAGTATATCATTAAGCCATGAAGCGAGGGGCAACACCCTCTAAGCCACTGGATAGGGGCCCGGAGCCCCGGAAAGAGAGGAACCAAAATGACGAACCATGCAGAAATTATCCTGCACGAGATGACCAACTACCTCGCAACCGATTACAGCCCGATGAAAAACCTCCGTTATGTTGACGATATGCGCATGGTGGCGGAAGCACTTGCCCGCAAGCGTAGCCCCTATGTGCGGATTGATGTCTACCCCGACACCTACGATGCTGCTTACAATCGCCACATCTACACCGGGTACGGCCACAATATCGATGCGGCGTGGCGCAACCTTATGGAGTGTGGTCTTGACCTTTGCGACGAGCGCGCCAGCTACATCGAGATTCGGCACCTTTCTCGCGTCGTGCCTCATGATGGTGCTCCTTATTACGAGTACGATTTTGAATACGGCGGCGGCTATGGTGCTCACGATTTGGGGGTCTTGCGCACCGTGGCCGGTGGCCAACTCACGGGCCGTGGGGTTCTCACGGCGTGGGCCGCCCTTGGGTGTGCTGTCTGCCAGTCCGGCGAACCGATGGAGTGCATGAACAGCGTCATCGACCGTGTCAACCGCAGGGCACACGCTACCCAAATGCAGGTACTGCGCAGCTGGAGCGCCCCGTGGCCAGAGGTCAAGTATACCGCATAACCACTTCATGAGGAGGCCTTCGTGGCCTCCTCTTTTTTGTGCCCTGCCCCCTTATTGAACACCATCGTCGCATTTGAAGTATCGCTCAACCCTCGCCTTCTCCAGCTCAGCATCGACTTCCTCGGGGGCCATGTCGTGGGGTCCGGCCTTCTCGATGGCCGCCCGTAGGCGCTTGAAGGCCTCGATGGCCGTATCCTTCCTCTCGTTCATGCGAACACCTCCTAGGCCACATTATACCACAGCGGGGCCAGGCCTACAATAACCGCCCACCCCATGGAAGTGGAGGTGGGCGGATTTGCCATTTTCTCCGGGCCGCTTCCGGCTCGACGGCGTGGACTAGAACACCTCGTCCATCAGCTTGGCAAGGTGCTTCCGGGTGTACCCAGGGCGGCGCTCGCAGACCTCGGGGTGGACCTTTGCGAACGCCTTGAGCTGGAGCGCCCTCATGTCCAGGTCGCACAGCTGGCGGGCAGTCGCAGCCTTCTCCTCCTCGGTCAGGCCAGGCTCCTCCAAGTTGCGCTCCAGGGCCTCAGTGCCCATGCGGATATCCAACAGCCTATCGCCAAAGCAATAGTCGCTCTTGCACAGCCGGCACTTGCCGCACCCATGCCGTTCGAGGGCAGGACATCCCGTGGTGCTCCGGAAGGCCTCAGCGTCTTCGATATCGAAATCCATAGATAAATTTCTAGCCATTACAGTTCCTCCTATTTTCATGTGGGGCGGGCCGGAACCCGCCCCGGGTGTGTATGTGCTTATGATGCTTCGTCGTACCTGCGCTCAAGCGACGCGAATGTGGTATATTCTGGCAGCCACGTCAGCTCTACAGTTCCGGTGGCCCCATGGCGGTTCTTGGCAACGATGCATTCAGCCAGATTGGCGTCTTCTGCCTCCTTATCGTAATACCCCTCCCGATGAAGGAAGAGAACTACGTCGGCATCCTGTTCAATGGCTCCCGACTCCCGCAGGTCGGACAGCATGGGGCGCTTGTCCATGCGGGACTCGTTCGAACGGTTCAGCTGGCTCAGGCAGACCACCGGTACATTGAGCTCCTTCGCCATGATTTTCAGGCTCCGGGAGATGTCAGCAACAATCTGCTGGCGGTTCTCCCCCCGGCTACCCGACTTGCCCCCGGCAGACTGCATCAGCTGTAAGTAATCGATGATTACCAGCCCAAGGTTGGGTCGCCTTCGGCACTCGGCCTTGATGGAGGCCACGGTGTTGGCCGAGTTGTCGTCGATGAGAATACGGGCTTCATTCAGGGCTTCTGCAGCCACGGACATCTTGGCCCAATCGTCATCAGTCATGTGTCCGGAAACAAGCTTGCTGTGCTCCAAATAGACCTCGGCGCTAACCAGCTTATAAGCCAGCTCCAGCCGGCCTACTTCCAGGCTAAAGAAGGC